TTGAATCCGCCTGCCCCTTGATTCCAGCGAAAGGCAACTTGATCATTGCTCTCTCCGTCCAGAAGAAGGTGTTGCTTGGATCCTTGTCAGGCAAGAAACGCACTACTGCTTCTTGGTTTTCCTGTATGTTCCAGTGTGGGTAGATGGCGTTGTCGCCGCCTGTGGATGAAGTGGAGCGATTCACTTCTTGAGATTTTAATCTCGCTCTTATTTCTGCTAGTGTTGCCATAATGTAAGCCTCCTATTGTGCCTATGTTTGTTTTATGTTTGCCTAATGTATATCAGACATAAAGAATAATATACACACTTATTTATCTGTTGTCTATGATGAAATTTGGTATTATATACCGGATAATCTTTTGATGGCCGCTAATTCGTCTTCTTTTACCGTGGTATCTTCGCTGTATTTTTGATTGATTTCCATGGCTGCCTCTTCTGCTGCTTCCCTGTCTTTCTTGACCTCTGCCACTGATGTGTTTAGGAAGTTGGCTAATTCGAGATCACTCATTTGTCTGATGGTTGGTCCCCCGCCCACGCTCTCTGCGGAAAAATCAAAATCTTCCAGTTGCATGCCTGCCAGTTCTATGGCGTCCTTCAATGTGTATTCCTTGTCGGCCACTTTGAACTTGTCGCCGGGCTTCATGCCAGCTGCCTTGGCCTTCTGCACTGCCTGTGCGAACTCGTTGCCCTCGGTCTTGGCGCCTTGCTTGGCTTTTTCGTCATTATACTGTTTTGAAATAATTGCGTATTCTTGTGGTTTCAAATCAACCACCTCTTTATTATGTGTTTTTTTTAACCAATCACGAAATTTGTACTCATCATCTATGCTGCCTTCTTTTTGCACCATCTCCATCAGTCCCAGTTGCTCTAGCCTGTCGTAGATCCACTCTTCCGGATCACCATCATTGCCCTTGACTGTGCCATAAGGCATCTCGCCGTTGCTCATGTAATAGCTTAATAGTTCACGATATAGTTTGCCAAAAGTCATTAAATTTTCTCCGGCCAACACTTCCTTGTATGATTCCGCATTCTGGTCCAGTATCTTTTGCACTTCTTCCTTCTCTCCATGCAGTATGCCTGCCATGTGCATGTCCGAGCTGTCCACTGGTTCTTCCTGCACCGCTGGTACTTCCTGTATCGAATCCATTGCTGTCTGGGTCATTGCGGTGTCAAAATGATCAGCTGACTTGTTCTGGCCTTTCATGAAATCTTTCTCGTTCGCTGTCACTGCAGTGGTCAGTGCGCTGTGCTCTTCTGGGCTGTAATAATTCTTAGCAGCTGGCATCGCAAGCATCTTCAGCACATAGTCTCTCACTGTTTGTCTTGCGCAGGCGTCAGGTCCTTCCTTGTCCGCCAGATCCCCCAATTGGTCAAATAATTCATCGTCTTCGAAACCCAATGCCTGTAGTGTTGACACCGCGTTTACCGCTTCCGTGCCCACTGGAAAATGTTTGCTCATTAAATCTTTCAATTTGTTGAAGTTCTTCCCCGCATGGTCCTCATCGGGCAGCGAGCTTATCCCCTCGTTGACCTTGGCTTCAACCCTGTTGGCCCAGTTCTCAAATGGTTGTGCTAGATCCTCCTTGGCCTTACCTTGTCTGTCTTTCTTGGGCATGAACTTGCTGGGGTCCTGTCTCACCTCGTCGGCGTATGCTGGATCCTGTTGCATCTTCTTGTAGTCGTCGATGTATCTCTTGGCCAGCTGTATTGCTATCTTTTTATTTTTTGTGTAATTCTCGTCAGGCTTGAAGAACGGTGCACCTTCGTTGCCCATGTCGTCGGCCACTTGGCTGGCGAAGTTTGCTATCCTGTCCTCCTCGTCATTTCTCGTTAGCATCCTTGATGCTATGTCTGACAGTATTGAGCTCAACATGGTGTTCTTGTTGGTGAATTTTGTAACCTTTAACATCTTGTCCGCGGCTGGATCTGCCCTCAGCACTAATTTTTTTTCTGGATTGGCCAGGAATGATTGCACCATGGCTGAATGATCCACTGGTGGTGTTGAGATGTCCCCATCTCTGTCATCGTATTCTTTCATTATGGAGTGTATCAACGGCAGGGCGGATTCCACCTTGTCATCAAGATGTTTCAGCGTGAATTTTTCTCTGAGGCTGTTTCTGGTCTCGTCATCCAGTTCCGCTATGGTGGTGGGTTGGAAACTTTCTTTGGCCTTCATGTAGTGACCTTGCTTGCTGATGTTCTTGATGTAGTTCCTCATGTTCTCTAATTTCAGTCGGCTCTTCTCTATGATGTCTCCCACTGAATTGTTCAATTGATCTTTATTGGTGGCATATCTGGCGAAGCTGTTCAGCTGCGCTATCTGCTCACTCATCTTTATGATGTGCTTGCCAAAATCATCATGAGGCACGCCGCCGTTGGCCACGTGTCGGGCCATCGCTCTGGCTCCTGATAGATGTTTCATTGGATATTTGAATCTTTCGCCCTGCTCATTTTCTATGTAGAGGCTGTTGATCTGCCTGCTTCTGGATCCCGGTACGTTCTCGTCCACTGCCTGAGAATGCCTAACTATCAATCTAGTCTTGTCCAGGCTTTCGTATGAGGATTTGGCCGTGCCTGTCAATCCTTCTGCCACTGCGATGCCTGCTAATTTTGTTAATCTTGTAAGTTCTTCTGACATATTATCGCCAGTATTTACCGTTTTGTTGACATCTGCGAGATTCTTAAAATCCTGCTGCGTTAGGCTTGTTTTGGTGATATCTCTCACGTCAAACCCCACCTGATGTTCCACTGCGAAGTCTTTTAACTCCTTTAGGAAACTGTACCAGTTTGCTTTGGCCTCATCGTCTATCTTCTCCACCAGCCCTTGATTGTAGAACACTTTCATGCTCTCACCGTCGGCTATGCTGATGCTGACCCTGCCAAAATTGTCTGAAGATTCGCTGAACTCAAAGTCAAAGAACACAGCTGATTTTGGATCTGCTGTGACATTGCCCGTGCTGTCGCCCAACTGAATGTTGGCGAACTTGCTGCGTATCTTGTTGAATAGATCCTGTGATGTTTTTGGCTTGATCATACTGTATTTATTAAGAACCTAGGTTAGCAAAGATAGGCATTGGGGCGGTCCATTCCGTGGTCCTGTCGGTCCATCTTTCAAATATTTTAGGGTCAAAAGTGGCCAGCACCTGCATCATACGAGTCATTAATAGGCATGCGCTCACTAGGTCATCGTGCTGCCCGGGCTTGCCTTTATATGAGACTCCCGATGCCACGAAGTCCTTGAGTTCTGATATCAATGGCTTGCTGTTGATCCTCATCTTGCCCGTCTCCACCAACTCCTTGAATTTGGCGCAGGCCGCTATCTTGTGCTTGGCAGTGGTGTTGAATCCTCTTCGAAATTTTCTACGATGTCCTTTTCGTATAGGTTCACTGATGAACTGTCCATGTATGTTCTCTTCGCCGATGTCCATCACCCTCAGCAGCGCCGCTTCTCCCAGCGTGTTGTTCTCCATGCTGTAATATATCGCAGGAGTCTCGGCTGGATTTTTTTCAACTATTGAATCGTATATGTGTTTGGTGCATGCCTGCAGTATCCTGACCTGCTGGTTGGCCGGAGTGGTGTTGTGATGCCATTCTCCTATTTGCTCAAAACTTGGCAGCTCGAATATCTGAATAGCGGAGTAGTCCCCACCAGTTCCCAAGCTGGGGTCCAATGCCACCATGTAGGCATTGCCCGGTGTGGGTGTCTTCCACCAGCGCACCTGTCCCATGTTCAATATGGGATCCTTGCCTTCCAGCTCCACTAATTTTATGCTGGAGATCAGGGTCTCGTCAAAGATTAAGAATTCGCACTCATGCTCTCGACGGAATCTCTCTTCACCAATTCTGCTTCTCTCTTGCTCGGCCCACGCTTCATCTCGGTCTGGGTGTTCTGACCAGTGAGCCCGCATGGCATAGAAGCCATTGGTTCCCACGACTTTGTCCACACCATAATCATCAAATCTCTTGCATGCCTCTTTCCAAATTAATGCAAATTGATCCTCATCTGAGTTGGGTGTGGAAGTGATCAAACATTTTCCTCCTGTGCTCAATGTAGGAGATAATGAAGTCCAAAATTCTTTGGCTTTCTCGGGCGGTTGCACGAATGCAAACTCATCGCAATATATCAGAGAAAGTGACATACCTCTACCTGTGTTCTCCGTGGTAGTGGTGGCCATGATCTTGGAACCATTGTCAAACTCTATAGAGTTCCTGTTGTACTGCGTGACGCCGGCCTTGATCCAGGACGGCAACATCTCGTAGGCATATCGCACCCTTGACATGATGTCGGACGCTCCTTGATATTTGTGCGCCGCGATCAGGATTTGAGAATCGGGCTTGAACATTGCATACCACAATAGGTAGCCAGAGGCACAGGT